CGTCTCAAAGGCGAACTGGTCGACCGTTCCCAGGCGGTAGCGCACGTGTTCAAGCTGGCCCGAGCCGAGCGCGATGCCTGGCTCAACTGGCCGGCGCGGATCTCGGCGCAAATGGCGGCGGGCCTGAACGTCGATCCCCATGTGCTGCACGTTGCACTGGATGCCGCCGTGCGCCAGCAACTGCAAGACCTGGGCGACTTGCAGCCGAAGGTCGACTGATGGGTGGACTGACCATGGATGAGTCGTTTTACGAAGGCTGGGACGCGATCGAGCGCGCCTGGCGCGAGGGTCTGACACCCGATCCGCTGCTCACCGTGTCCGAATGGGCCGACAAGCACCGGTTGCTTTCCAGCAAGGCCGCCTCAGAGCCGGGACGTTGGCGCACCAGCCGCACGCCATACCTGCGCGAGATCATGGATTGCCTGTCGCCCATGTCGCCGATCGAACGCGTGGTGTTCATGAAGGGGGCGCAGGTCGGTGGCACGGAACTGGGCCTGAACTGGGTCGGCTACGTGATCCAGCACGCACCTGGCCCCATGATGGCGGTGTGGCCGACGGTCGAGATGGCCAAGCGGGCTTCCAAGCAGCGCATCGACGCGCTGATCGAGGAAAGCCCCGCCATCCAGGAGCGCATCGCCCCGGCGCGCAGCCGGGACTCGGGCAACACCATCCTGGCCAAGGAATTCCATGGCGGGGTGCTGGTGATGACCGGCGCCAACAGCGCGGTGGGCCTGCGCTCGATGCCGGTGCGTTACCTGTTCCTGGACGAGGTCGATGGCTATCCGCTGGACGTCGAGGGTGAAGGCGATGCGATTTCGCTGGCAGAGGCACGCACCCGCACCTTTGCCCGGCGCAAGATCCTGATTGTCTCGACACCGACCATTGCCGGGGCAAGCGCGGTCGACCGGGAGTTCGAGGCCTCGGACCAGCGCCGCTACTTTGTACCGTGCCCGCATTGCGAGCATCGTCAGTGGCTGCGCTTTGAACAGTTGAGATGGGAGCGCGGTCAGCCCGAGACAGCTGTCTATATCTGCGAAGGCTGCGGCGAGCCCATTGCCGAACACCACAAGACCTGGATGCTGGAGAACGGCCAGTGGCAGGCGTGCGCCCCAGAAAACACTGGCCGCACAGCAGGCTTTCATCTCTCCAGCCTCTATAGCCCCGTGGGCTGGCGCAGCTGGATCGAAATTGCCCGGGCCTGGGAGTCGGCGGCGATGTCCGACACCCGATCGGCCTCAGCCATCAAGACATTCAAGAACACCGAACTGGGTGAGACTTGGGTCGAGGAAGGCGAAGCGCCGGATTGGCAACGGTTACTGGAGCGGCGTGAGGATTACCGCATCGGCTCGGTGCCCGCGGGCGGCTTGCTGCTCACCGCCGGCGCCGACGTCCAGAAGGACCGCATCGAAGTTTCGGTCTGGGCCTTCGGGCGGGGCAAAGCAGCCTGGCTGGTCGAGCACCGGGTGCTGATGGGCGATACCGCCAGAACAGAGGTGTGGTCGGCCTTGGCCAAGCTCATGGGTGAAACCTGGACCCACAGCAGCGGCTGTCAGTTGAGCCTGGCGCGGATTGCCCTGGATACCGGTTACGCCACCCAGGAAGCCTATGCCTTTGTGCGCAGCGTGCGCGATGCCCGCCTCATGCCCATCAAGGGCATCGCCGGTGGTGCGGCGCTGATCGGCACCCCGACGGCGGTGGATGCCACTGCCAGTGGCAAGAAGCTACGCCGGGGCATCAAGGTGTTTCCGTTGGCCGGGGGCATTGCCAAGCTGGAGTTCTACAACAATCTGCGCAAAAGCGCGGAGGTGGCCGAGGATGGTGTGACGCCGATCTACCCGGCCGGCTACGTGCACCTACCCAAGGTCGATGCGGAATACCTGCAGCAGCTCTGTGCCGAGCAACTGATCACCCGGCGTGACCGCAACGGTTTTGCCCACCGCGAGTGGCAAAAGATGCGTGAGCGCAATGAGGCGCTGGACTGCTACGCCTACGCCCGAGCCGCTGCGGCAGCGGCTGGCCTGGACCGGTTCGAAGACCGGCATTGGCACGAATTGGAGAAACAACTGGGCGAGAAATCGGCAGGAATTCATCCTCCAACCGACGCCATCACTACTGACACCCCCGAGGCCACCCGAGAACAACGGTTCGACGGTGGCCTCAGCACTTCTGGCAGCACAGCACAGGCTTCGCGCCGAGTGGTGCGCAGCCGATGGATGACCTGAAATGACCTACACCCCTGAACACCTGCAGGCCCTGCGCGAAGCCCTGGCCAGCGGCGAGCACCGCGTGAGCTACGAGGGCAAAAGCATCGAGTACCGCAGCGTGGCCGATCTCAAAGCCGCGATCGCTGAGGTCGAAGCCACCCTTGCGCGTGAGTCCGGCGCACCGAAGTCGCGCCAGATCCGCGTGACCACCAGCAAGGCGCTCTGATGGCTTGGCTCAAAAACCTTCGTCGCCGTATGTTCGGCGGCGTGCCTGTCTATGACGGTGTCGGCGGTGGACGCCGCGCCTTGGCCTGGATGCCGGGCAATCCGGGCGCCGTGGCCGCCCTGTCGCTGGCTCAGGACGAACTGCGCGCTAAGAGCCGGGATCTGGTGCGTCGCAATGCCTGGGCTGCGGCTGGCATCGAAGCCTTCGTGGCGAATGCCATCGGCACGGGCATCAAGCCGCAGAGCATGGTGCAGGACCAAGCCACCCGTGAAGCCATCCACAGCCTGTGGTGGGACTGGTGTGAGCAGGCCGATGCGGCGGGCCTCACCGACTTCTACGGTCTGCAGGCGCTGGCCACCCGGGCGATGCTCGAAGGCGGCGAGGCGCTGATCCGGTTGCGCTACCGGCGTGTCGAAGACGGGCTGCCGGTGGCTTTGCAAATCCAGGTGCTGGAAGCCGAGCACCTGCCCACCACCCTGAATCGGGATCTGCCCGCTGCCGGAGGGGCTTCCAATGTGGGCAATGTCATTCGCGCCGGCATCGAGTTCGACCGGCTGGGGAGGAGGGTGGCCTACCACCTGTACCGCTCGCATCCGAACGATGGCCTGCTGGCGCCGATGTCGAGCAGTGCGGGCGGCGGCATGGACACCGTGCGAGTGGACGCCCGTGAAATGATCCATTTGTTTCGCCCCTTGCGACCTGGCCAGATCCGAGGCGAGCCGTGGCTCACGCGGGCACTGGTCAAGCTCAACGAACTGGACCAGTACGACGACGCCGAGTTGGTCCGCAAGAAGACGGCGGCCATGTTCGCGGGCTTCATTACCCGCATGGCCCCCGAGGAGAACCTGATGGGCGAAGGCTCCGCCGACGCCAACGGCGTGGCCCTGGCTGGCATGGAGCCCGGCACCTTGCAGATTCTGGAGCCGGGAGAGGACATCAAGTTCTCGGCACCGGCCGACGTCGGATCGTCCTACGCCGAATTCATGCGCCAGCAGTTCCGGGCAGTGGCTGCGGCCATGGGCATCACCTACGAGATGCTCACCGGGGATCTGACGCAGGTGAACTACTCGTCCATCAGGGCAGGCCTGCTGGAATTCCGCCGTCGCTGTGAAGCCTTGCAGCACGGCGTGATCGTGCACCAGCTGTGCCGGCCGATCTGGCGTGCCTGGATGGATCAGGCGGTGCTCGAAGGGGTCCTCGACTTGCCCGCCTATCGAAAGAACCAACGCCAGTACCAAGCCGCCAAGTGGATCCCACAGGGCTGGAAATGGGTGGATCCGCAGAAGGAATACAACGCGATGAAGTTGGCGATCCGTGCGGGCCTCATGAGCCGGTCGGAAGCGATCTCCGGTAATGGCTACGATGCTGAGGACGTGGATCGTGAGATTGCCGCTGACAACGTCCGAGCCGATGACTTGGGTTTGGTCTTCGATTCGGATCCCCGTTACGACCAACCCCTGACCACCCCATCACTATCGGCCAGCGATGCCACGCTGTCCGATCTCTCAACCGATACTTCTCTGGAGTAGTTCATGCTGCCTCACCTCGCTTCCCGCCTGTTCGGGACGCCCTTGCTCGTCCAGCGCGCCAAACTCGATGTCATTCTGGCGGTAATGGGCGAGCGCTTAGGCGTCGCGCCTCCATTGGCGGATCTGGCCTTGCCGGCACCGAAGTCGGCTACCACCGCTCCAACGGGGATTGCCGTCATTCCCATTCTGGGAACC